TTGAGCGTTATAACCCATTTGAGTAGCACCTAAAATATCAGCACCAGCCGTTGTAGCTTGTTGAGGTACATTTTGAAATGTAGGATTCTGTACTTGTGCGCCAGTACGCAATGAACTTAATGTATTTAAAGGGACATTGTATTTTGTAAGCGCTTGACCAAAAGCCTGTTGATTAGCAGCTAACCCTGTATTAAATCCTTGGGTAGTATTAGCAGCATAAAGATCATTTTCTTTTTGTGCTTGATTCATTTTAGCTGTTTGCCAAGCCTTAGAACCTACTGGTATACCCGAATTTGCTAATTGATTATCTAATAATTCACGTTGTTGATTAATTTGTGGATTTAAACGTGACATTGCAGCGTCTTGATACGTTTGACCTGCATTAATACCTACTGATGGCAAATCAGGATTAAATCCTTGACCCATTGTATTTTGCACTTGTCCAAGTTGTGCGCCAATTGTTGCACCTAAACCTAAACTTGTATTATTTTGAGTGTCTAAAAGTTTTTGACCGACATCTGATAATGAAGTTGTGGCAGTCCAAGTTGGATTACCATAAGGATCAGTACCATTTTGACTATAATCTAAATTACCATACGGTGTGACTTGATTAACACGATTGGCTGCTGATGCAGCTCTTGCAGCGTCTAAATTACCTGCCGCTGTAGCTTGTGCAGCTTGCGTATAATCAGGCGCAGCAGGTGCTTGCGGAGCTGGCCCTAATCCTAAAAATCCACCACCACCCATATTATTCTCCTTTTAACTTTCTAAGAGGACATTGAATGTCTAAGTACCGACAATCTTCTTTCCTCATCGCCATAATCACCAAATCCCCATCCATATGAGCATCAGGTATTTCAGCCACAATTTTAAAGCCTAAGTGTCGGTTTAACCTTAGTGCGTCTGTGTTATTAGCACAGATTTGTCCTAGTATAACCCTAACACCTAATTTATTAAAGGGGTAATCAAAAGTTGCCCACAATAAATCTTTATTAATCCAATTTACTTCACTTACCGCACCAATATGTATCTGACAAGCATTTGGCATAAAGTTATTAAATCCCACCACCGCCACCAAATTTCCATCTATTTCCTGCCCTATACACACCGTTTCTTCAGGTAACGGATGGTTCATTATTCGTACCAACCAATCACCCATATACTGTTGATTCTCAGTGGTAACTCTCCTCAAAGAACTCCCCCATTTTCCATCACATAATCGACCGAAGCCCAGTGAAAATCGATGCCTTGAGAAGCTACGTTAAGGTTAATTGCACCTGAAAATCCTAATCCTGTTACACCTTGCCAATACTTAGTAACAATTAAACCACCACCCCAATTAGCTTGATCCCACTTAGCCGTATCCCAAACACCAACCTTACTATTTGCTGGATTAAACGCTAATTGATTGGTTAATGGTAGTGTTTCAAAATCGGTGCTAATACCGCATAAAACAGTCGGTAAGCCATTATCTGTTTGGAAGATAGGTCGTACTAAGGTAAATCGTTTTAACTGTCCCTGAGTGCCAAAATAGTTAAATGCTTGCTGACAAGTTGCATTAATGTTTGCACCATTATCAGAATATCCTTTAAAGAATTGACCGACATAGCCATTACCACCAAAGTACATATTTTCATCACCTGCCACTACAAAACAATTAGCACTAATTCCTGTAAACCTAGCCCACGACTTATTAATCGTGTTCATAACATACTGTTCCGTACCGTAGTTGGTAGGAATGTTAAATATCAGCATATTAGCTTCAGCAAGATAATTAATTTGCCATCCATAGTTAGCAAAATAGACGCTACAAGCTAATGAAACTGCATAAAATATTTTGTCTGTAAGATTAATCCTTGGATCTAATCGACTTGATTGAAGCGCAGCAGTCAACGGAACAAGACCATCCTGTGTCAACAAGAGTAAATCTCCACCCCATTTAAAGAAGCATTTACGAGCAAAGGTTTGACCCATTTGCCATAAACCAACCATCGACCAGTTATTAACGTCACTAGGATCAAATCCTTTATAAACAAGAACCTCGCCCATTGAACTAACAAATACAATAAAGTCATCTACACCGTAACCAGCGTCTAATGTCCATGTACCTGCCGCTTGTAAGTACCCACCATTACGGAAGAATGCACCTAAAGCAAAATCTGTAGCAACTCCTGATATAGCTTCGACATCAAGATACCAAAAAGTTAAACTATTGTTTTGACAAAAATACAAACGATTTTTAAATAAGTTGACATTAACAAATGTGTTACTGTTAACCCCAGTTATACCGTTGACGGTATATATTCCTACTACGGTAGCATTATTAGCAGGTGCAGTAGCCATCGTATAAGTAAAGGTTGTTGTATTTGTTACCGTAATAGAATAAGTACCATTAAATTGTGTCGGAGTTGCACCCGATATAGATACACGATTGCCTGTAATTAATCCATGAGGAGCGGCCGTTGTTAAAGTAGCCGTTAAGTTACCTGTACCGCCTCTAGTAATACTTGATATAGTCTGAGCCGTTGATGTTGTAGCCATGTAAGCCCAAAACGAACCATCATAGATAAGAACAGGACTTGATCCATTACAAGCAATAATAAAGTTACCACCTGCCGTTGTTATATTGACAAACTGCCACTTAGAATTGCTAAGTCCGCTAAATACTACGCTTGCCGTAGAACCTGTTGCATCATAAATATTACTACCAGCAAACGCAAATAATTGAAATCCTGTGCTAGTTGGATAATTAATAATGGTATTAACTTGACCTGTTATACCTGTAGAAGTCTTTACCCAACCCTTGCGTAAAGTAACGTCAGTTGGTGTTGGAAAAAAATTAACCATCTCCACAGCATCAAGAGGAGGCATTTCTGCCAATGAATCACGATTGTTCCAACCGCCAATAGCGGCTGCCATCGATGTTGTTGCTGCGTGTCTAGTTTGAGCTTGAGCCATGTTAAATCCAATTCCAAGTTTTACCTAAAGCAATGTCATTTATGGTTGCACGACTTACTTTATAATCTCGATAAATATCTGATTGACGATAGCCTCGTTTTAACAAAGATTTAATTTCAATTACTTGTTCTTCAGATAATTTAGCCATAGAACGATGATGCATTTTTCCTTTTGGAGGATGATATTGCCTATCTTTAGAAACTTTATCGGCAACATTGTCAGCATTTGAACCAACAAAAAGATGTTCTATATTAAAACACGCTGGATTATCACAATGATGAAGAATATGTTGATCAGAAGTTAATTCGCCATTTTTTATAATCCAAAATAATCTATGTGCAGCATAACCACGATTTTGATATTTAATTCTTCCGTATCCGTTTCTATCTTTAAAACCTAAAAAGTTATGACATCCTGTTGTTGGATCAACTTGTTTACTTAATTCAAAGCGTTTTTCAATTGATAAACTTCTATATTCCCATGCTTTCATGTCTAAATCTCCTTTTAAGAGATTATAGGATACTACACTTGAGCATTGTTGTATATACATTTATTAACTTCCGTATCCGGTATCAGGCACGTTTGCCCACCCTATAAGTACCGCACTAGGTTGTGGTGCAAAGGACAATGTAGCAGAACCCTTATCGTTAGCTTTAGCAATGCTTAAATAACGCATATAGTCTGATTGTAAAGACGTTGTATCAAATGACTTAATTTGGAAGTATTTAAGTTTAGTCGCTAGAACCATAACGGTATCATCTAACACCGTTGTGTCTGTATCAGCACTAAAGCTGTTTAATACATCACCAGCCACATTCCTGACAAAACCTTTTGATCTGTATTCAAATCCTAAGTATTCTTGTGTATTGTATGGTGGCCATATCTGAAACTCATTGCCTAAAATTCTCCAACGAACACGAGGGCCAGTCGATATATAACCCGACTTTAACCATTGCCATTGTTGTGCGTCAACTGGGCCTAACATTTGCCAATGTTTCGTCTTATCCCAATGTGTATTGTCTGTAATGGTTTCGTAGTCAGGTGGTAATGGATACTTAGTCTTACTAAATGTTACTGTACCGCCTACAGAAGTAGCCGATGCTTGTTGTGTAGTTGTTACGCTGTGTGTGTCAATAACGGTATCAACATAAGTATCTTGGGGAATACTTGTACCCACGATAGAATAAGTGTTGTCCAAACCTGTAGTATCAGGAATAGCCGTTAATATTTCTGTGCCATTTACAGTATTACAGGTTGTGGTTATTGCAGTTGTGTAGAACCGATATTCTAGTTCTAATGCTTGCCAATCGTACTCCTTTACCAAGTCATAACCAGCTCGGTTCATCAAAGCTAGGATTTGTTGCACATCCTGACTCGGATTACCAATAACATAAGTGGGTACGGCTAAGTTAAGTTCGGCAGTTACCTGTTGAACCATTTGTAATAAGTTATAACTCATTTTTAATCCTTTTAGCTTGGCTCATTTTTTGCTTGGTTTCAACAGAGTGTTTTTTTCCATACATGGGATGATTACTTCCCGATAAAGATTTGCTCATTTTTTCTTTTGTAATATCATCATGTTTTTCGCCAATTTTACCCATATG